AGTGGCTTCGACGAATATGGATCGGAATGATTGTGTTCTCCGCGATCCATTGAATAATCCGACATTTCAGTTTTTTTGCATTTATTTTCATAACCTTAATTAGTTAACTGCTTCGAGATCGCTTAAACTGGTATTTCTTCCCAGGTAACCGAGTAACCGCCAAGAACCGTAGTTCCCGCGCCTGTCCATGTTGGCACCCAACAAGTCCCTGGAGGTATCACGATGTCACCCTCGATATATTCAACTGCTTTCGACCCTTGTAGGTTCGCATAAGTTCCAGCCGAGAACTGCAGATCGGCCATGCGGATAAAGGCCAAGATGCTAGAACCCGTCAAAGCAGAGCCAGTCACATGCGTCAAAGCGCGTGCAACCGATGCTGCCGCCATACCGATATTATTACAAGTAATCGGAGTGACAACCGAGGTCGCAATCGTGGGAGCAGTGTTTGAATAACTATGAAACACGGGGCCAACAGGAATCGTTCCCGAGTTTATTGCAATTCCAAATTTTAATAGCGATAAGTTTTTCCCAGAGCCAGCCGGATTCCATAAAGCAAATTGAGTGCTCGCCGCCGCCGCCGCGCCATTAATATTTCCTGCTGAAATATTAGTTGTCCAGGCCGAGAGGACAAGCGAGAATACGTTCCCTCGCGAAGTCTGCTCGTAATATTTTCCCTGTGCATCACCCGTCACTAAAGCTCCAAGACGAGAAGCTCTTGCGGGAGCAACAGTGCCATCCGAAAGAGTAGTAACACCCGATCTAATTTCTGCTAACATTTCACTATCTCCTATCTAATTTCAGTAAAGTTATAATAAGAACCACCACTTCTGCCCAAAGCGAGTCGTTTGCCCCATTGGCCACCCAACCCTTGATCTATAGTCAACTGGTAGTCGTGGAAGATCATGTCATTCTGCAATTGAATTGCTTGATCGATCTGTTGAGCTTCTTGCATACGATATTGGTAAGCATCCAAGTCGTGTTCGATTCTGAGTCGGGGGGAATCGGGTGAACTAGCGTATTGATTTGTTACCAATGAGCGGGCAGGGCGTCGATCGAAAGCCCAATAAGTAGTGTTTGCTGGAGAAAAATTTCCAACAGTCAACACGGTCTGCAATATGCATCGGTAGTTTCTACCGGCATAAAACACAACATCGCCTGGATAGTAAATCGTATTCGGATCCCAGTTCTCAGCAATAAACAAGGCTTCCCGAAGACTTGTATCGGAGGTCGTTTGCTCGTATGTCGCATTACGTTGTCCCAACAATACCGCCTGAGAACCACTAACCGTTGCCGTTGCCGTTACTTGAGTTTGGTAACTAATGGGGGCAAAAACTGCGTTTAGAATGACCACCAACTTACCAGTGGTTGCCGTAGTGAATACGACCTTGAAGGCTTTTAACCCAGCAACGCGAGCTTGCCAAATGCCATTTGCGGTAGCATCAATTGCTGCTGTGGAGAGGATTGCAAGACTAGACTGACAACTCCAAGCATACCAAGTTTGATAGTCAATTGTTCCAAAAAACGACGCGGTGCCGGTCCAAGTGCCAGACAACTGAAAAGCTACCGTAGAGTGACCAGACAAATTTATAACTACTTCGTCTAAGCTACGATCAAGAGTTCTATTGACTGACAGGACGTCAGGGCCAAATGCTTCCGCTCTTAGTTTTTTATTATCATCGGAGACTAGCCGCTGTGTGCCTAAGACGTTTTGCATATTAACGTCATAAGTCAGTAATTCTTGAGAAGGATAAATAGCCATTTCCTTCTCATGCTGCTGAAGAGTCCCCTGCTCGCCAACGGCCTTTATGCCGTCGTCTTGCATCTGAGTTAAGACAGTTCCAGCAGTAGAATCCCCGGAGCCAGCACTAGCGCTTGACACGGTATTCTCTTTTATCGAAGTGAGTAGAACGGTTTGTTCGTCTTGCTTGGTAGCTGTTGCGCTATCGGTAGCGGGAGTTATGGACCGGATAGCAGTTAAAACTTCTTGCTGAGTAGCTTCAGTGGCTATGTCTAATAGATTTCCAGAGTCGTCGGTTGGGGCAACTTTCTGAACATGTAGATCTCCTATGGTGAAAGTAGCAATGGGCGCAACCGCCTCGGGCATCGTCTGCCCAATTGCGTCAATCGCTTTATTTATATAGCTACTAGTCATCTATCTATTTATCCCATTCCTGGGCCCAACCGTGGGCCTGCCTCGTCCATGACATCCTGTTGCTCGTAAACTGGTTGCCCCATAGCATCTAGAGATCGAGTAATTTTGCGCCTAGGTTGCACTAAGTTCACAGTAACTGCGGGGGTAGATTCTTTAGACGGAGTTTCGCTTTGTGCTGGCATTTGCGATAGCTTAAGGGTTTCTATCGCCATTGTGCTACGGGTCTTCTCTGCTTCAAGTGCTGTCTTAGTTTGCAGCTCCGCAATTCTCAGCTCATAGTCCTGTTTCGCTTGCTGGGCTTTAGCAAAGATCTCCTCCTGCTTAACTTCCAGCTCTTTTACAGCCTTGGCATAGTCCATCTGCAACTTTTGATTATCAAGTTGGATCTTTGCCTGTTCCGCCTCGGCCTTCTGCTGCTCAACTAACTGCTTGAATTGCATCTCGGCCTGCATCTTCATCATCTCCGGGTCAGGCGCTGGCCCATTCTGTGCTTGTTGGCGCTGCTGCTGCACTATTCCTGCAATCGTCTGCTCCGCCAGGTCTTCCACCTGGCGACCCACACGGAATGCACGCAACGCAAACAACATAGCCTCACCGAACAACGGTACAAACTCAGGAGCCGTTTGCGTAACCGTGCCCAGTCTCTCCATGCCCGCCGTAAATGCATCAAAAAACTCCGTTCTTCTTTGTTTTTCAGTCTGGTCATCCAGCGCTTGCGTGCTGTCAGTCTCAATATCAATTCGATAACACCTGGTTAGATCCTGCCTAAGTAGAGCCAATGCCGCTGGGAAATCCGGATCAGTTGCTAAGTCAGCACCGCAAACAAGTGCAAAGTAATTATCTGGATACTGTTCGGCGATAATCTCGGCTTTAATTGCCAGTGTGTCGCGCAGGAAGCGATTAAACTCGGCTACTCGTTTACGCAATCGCACGGATACGAACTGGCCTTTGAGGTTTTCGGCAGTCGCCGTGCTGCGTGGATCATTAGCCCCGCGCATTAGGTCCGACTGGCCCGAGATCTCAAAGATCCAACCCTTAACCTGTTGCTGCATCTCAATTAGAGCTTTAAGCGCGCCCGCTATTTGCTGAAGCGGAAACCAGCTAATCGCACCTTCAACGCCACCCGCGGACACGATAGCACTGAAATTCTTAACCCCCACAAGGACATCGGCGTTTCCACTGACAATGGACTGCAATCCCTCCAGCGTACTATCATAGATACCAGCGGTTTTAAGCACTAAGGAAAGTTCAGAGATACGCCCAGTGAGCACATCCAGCAGGGACGCCAGTTTGAAGTAGATAAACAGGTCAGGAATTGGCTCTAGTGTATCGGTGGTTGTAGATGCGTAAACGGGCCGTGGGCAAGGAAAGAAGTTTTTAAGTGCCAGCGTGACGGGAACAGCTTTTAAGGGCTTCACGTACCCCTCAGACACGTAAAACACCATTTGCGAGGGCTTGTCCCAAACTTCCCAGACTTCGGCTTTGCCGTAGACTTTTACGTTGCTATGTCCAGTCGGGCCCTTTGTCTCAATGCCGTCTGGGACGTTCTCGAATTTGAGGTTATCGACGGCCTTGTCGGCCTCTTGGGGGAAATATTTATAGATTTCTTCTTCTGCGAAATAATGTTTCCTTGCGCACCAATCCACCTCGTCCCAGGTTCTGGCCGGAGAATGTCGGAAGCAAGACCAATGCACGAAGTCGGTGAGGGTGCGCATGCCGGTCAACTGTCCTTCCGTGTCGAACTCCGGCTCGAATCTCTCCCAGACTTGGCCGCGCCCGGCTTGGAGTAAATCGACTAGCGCATTGGTCGCACTGTAATCGAAGTCTTGTGTGTCTATTTCATAATCGGTCATACGTTCGAGCGACGTAGCCGCTAGCATCGCAATCCGGTCTTTATTCTTGTTGCGTGGCACAATCGCCATTTTGGGTACTGCACTATAGATCGCAGGTTTAAGTGTCTCGACGTTGGACCAGAAAATGTTAAAGTAGTTGAGTAACTCTGCGCCTTGGCTATCGCCCCGCTTATTACGATAAGTGGCAACAATGCGCTTAACTTCATCTTCCCAGCTCTGATAACGACCGCGCTTAATCTCGGCCATCCAAAAGGAAGTCTTCATCTTGTGAGTTGCCGGGGTATCTTCGATAGGCATTATCGTAAACCTCGTTTTCTAACCTTGGTTGGGTCCATAAAAGTCTTAAGTGTCGTATTGCGCACATCCTTGGACGGCTCAGCGGCCTTGAGTGCTGTCATATAAGGCCGAGCCATACATAGGTACCGGAGGCTGTCTAAGCAGTTATGAGACAGCAGCCCGTTAGCTAGAAAGAAATGCTCATGCTGCGGAACTGTCATGCAGTAGACTGCCCGTGGCTTTGCGCTCTCGATTCTGACGCACTTTGGTCGCGGCCTGCGATCTAGCCCCGCACTCTCGCGAACAATTTTTGACACTCGAATACTTGTTACAGGCAAAGGAACTGCCGCAGGTGACACAAGTGCGGGTTTCTCGGTCAGCACCTGAACGTCTTCGCCACTCAGATTTGCAGTTATTTGAGCAAAACCGACTGTGCCCGATGCCTGAAAATGTCTTATTGCAAACTTCGCAAATACACTCACAACGTGCGTGCAATGTTTCGCGATGCTCTGCGTAATGCTTCCTATGCCATTCTTGGCCTGCTTTGCTTGCGTGCCATGCTGGAGCTGCTGCAATAGCTTTCTTAATGTTGCCTCTGCAAATCTCCTTATGTGCCTCATCGGCTCCGTGAAGTTCCAAATGTTTAGAGCCGGGAAGCAATTCAAGGTTGTCCAGGGAATTGTTCGCCCGGTTCTCGTCCTTGTGGTGGACGTGATAGCCTTTCGGAATTGATCCGTTATGATATTCCCAAACTGCACGGTGCAAGCGTTTGCCGTATCGTTGAAAGTAGAATCTGCAACGCCAATAGTTCTCGCCCTTGAATTGTTGGATGGTATCTGAGATTGATACAGGGTCTTGCCGAGAAGATTCTGAGCACATATCCAATTCCCTTCTATGTCTGCGAATAGATGATCTGGTGTACAGGTTACTTCGTCGCCATTGTCGAATGTTAGCGTGATACATTCAGCAAATCGCGTTCTGCGAATATTTACGGGCGTGACATAACCACTCAAAGTTCTAACTTTGATGCTAGTTCCAAGCATGTTAATAATTGGCATCGGACCAAATTCAGTATCAATTAAAGTTCTAGCAGCTAAACAGTGGTCATCCGTGTTTGTGTCTAAGTCTTCTGGCTTGTTCTCGTCATGCACCATCATCGGAAAAGTCCGAATCAGGTTAATGCAGGTTGAGAAGATATAAAGTGCGGGACGTTCGCCGTCACCTTGCAAACGCTGTCTGACTTGTGCCCAGCCTGCGACTCTAGTGTTGTCCGCGGGAAGGAATGTAACACCAACCTTGCCGCTAGTTACATCATCCCGCATCTGTTCCGCGATGCTAGGGCCTCCGTCCATCTTGAATATCGAAGGGTCAGCTTTACGGTAAGCCACGTTCTCGCCCTTCTCGCGCATTGCTATTTCATAACCTATCTGCGGATTAGGCATTTTAAGCCCCACGTTGGGCGATAGCGCGCCGTAATATTCGCGGTAGATGATTAGCGCGTTCTTTGGATATCTATCATCTGTGCCGTCGCTAACGGCCCCCCAGAGCATCGCAAAAGGGGAGGCACTGCCCCAGTCGAAGCCCCCGATGCGGGTCCAGTGTGCTGGTATCTCATGCGGTGCAACGATGTGCTGGGAGCCAAACTCCGGAAAATAATTACCCTCGATGGCAGACCAATCACCTTCAAGCCAGGCACGAACCAGTTCAGGACTTCCGACAAGTTGCAAGCGATTAACATACTGCGGGTCCATTTCCATTAGGATCTGGTTATCGATGATGCGCGAAGGAATGAAGCAGTATTCGTGTATTGCCCCATTGGGCAACGCGCGCTCTAAAACCGTTCTTCCTAGT